ATCAGGTTTACAGCATCGAGATACTTCCGCAATGTACGGATGCGCGTAACCTTGGCGCCTTCCAGGCCAGCGGGCAGCGTTAACAGCAGCGCGGTGATCGTGCCAAGTATGTTGCTGACGCGGATTTTCGGGCGTGGCAGTTGGCCTTGGCCGTTGTATTCAAAGCCGTCTGCCTCGATCGGAAACGCTTGGTAAGTATTGCCCTGCCAAACCAGTTCGCCGTTGTTGACTTCGTTGACGCCTGCATGGAAGCGGTAGATGTCATCATTGCCGTGGATGCTGGTGACCAGCTCCAGCTCGAACATCTCGATGACGGCATCAGGCGATGGCGTTTGCAGGTCGCCAGCGATGATCGACACCGCCATCCATGTGACCGTGCCATCCTGCACGGTGTTGGCGATGACGGTTGGCCAGAAAGGTTCGTTGGCGCCGGTGGTGCCTGCAACGGTACAGCGGAAAAAGAAGCCCGTGTCGTTGTCATACGTCGGGCGAACAATGTCGCCAACGGCGTAAGCAGTAGTAGCAGCCCACTGGCTAGGAACGGTCACGGTTCATACACTTGGCGGAAGGTGGCGTCGATCTTGCTGCGCTGGAACTCGAAGAACTCGCGGGTCCAGCCGTCGCATACCCATTTGTAGCTGGTGTTCGTGCCAGGGGGCGTCCAGTCGAAGGATTGGGAGTCGGCGGCGCGAGCGTCGAGGAAGGTTTCGATCTCGTCGGCTTCCGTGTCGGTCAGGTTGAAGCTGAGGGTCCACTCCTTCGGATTTTGGTTGAGGCCGAAGGTGAGGCGTTGTTCGTAGCCGTCGCCGAAACGCATGACGCGGCGGACTGGTTCGCTGCGCTTGGTGGCCGAGTAGGTCGGGTTGTAGGAGGGGAAGGTGGCCATTAGCGGGCATTGGCGAGGAGGCCGCCGGGACGTTGTTGTTTGACGAGTTCGGCTTGGACGGCGGCGGAAATGGCGCGTCCCAGCTGGCGGGCATCGGTGTCGTTGCCTTGCACATTACTGCCTTTGGCGTCCACATTCACGACGACGTTGGTGGTGCCGCCTAGTTGGTTGTTGGGGACGATCGTGCCACTGCTGCGTGGGACGAAGAGTTCGGGGCCGCGCTCGCCGACGATTGAGGGGCGGCCAACTGGTGGCATACCGCCGTTAGCGTACGTAGGAAAGTCCACCCCCATTACCCCTGTACCTAGAGGTGCATATTTTTGAAGATCAGGAGTGTTAATACCAAGAGCAGTTGCGGCATTTCCGCCATTACCGCCAGGGAATAATTTAAGGATCGAGTTGAGAATTGTCATCTGGATCCACTTGGCGATGATCTGCGCTGCCATATCCAAGAAGTGATCAGCGACGCTCTGGAAGAAATTGGCCAAGGCTTGCTGAGCAGTCATCGAACCGGAGACGATGCCCTTGAAGGATTCGCCGAAAGCGGTGCCGATACTTTCTGCGGCTGCTGTTATCTGATTAACAGGATCAAGTAACTGGTTTAATTGTCCTTGTACTTGTCCTATTTCTCCGATAAGACGATCGCGTGGGCTTGGTGCTTCCCCTGGACCTTTAGCGGCTTCACCTCGAATGGCTTCTTGAGACTTTTTAAGTAGATCCAGTTGCTCACGCAGTTTATCTACGTTTGCACCACGGGCTTCGGCTTCAAGAATAGTGGCTTCGGTTAGTTTTATCTGTTCTGCAACACTTTCTAGTTGTTTTTGTACGGTCTGTTCAAAGTTAATAATACGTTCAGCTTCTGCCGGAAGCATACCTTCCGTTACGAGTCTGTAGTATTTGCGAGCTGACTCAAGCTGACGCTCTTGCTCTTTACGGGCTTCTTGAAGAGGTTTAACAGCGTTAATTACTGCAGTTTGTGTAGCTACAAATTTATCGACAGCAATCTGTGCCAGGCGCTGGCGTGTTATTTCTTGTTGTGTATTTAATTCGTACTGAAGGTTTTTACGTCGTAGTTCAAATAACGCCAATACTTGTTTTGTTGTGTTATTTTTTGCAGCTTCTTGTAAAGCCATTTTACGTTCGTAAGTTAGAACCTGCTCTATTAACCGAGCGCGAGCACCGGTAAGTTCCAAACTTCTACGAAGCCCTGCTTCTTCGTTTACGAATACTTCCTGCTCTCGGATATTTATGTCTACTAATTTTAACCGTTCATCGAGAATAGCTTTTGTTGCAGATAAGGATGCTTTCTGTGCCTGCTCAGCCTGACGGCGGCGTGCCTCTTCGGCCTGCTCCAACAGTCGACGTCGTTCTAGTTCGTAACTGATTGCCGCTTCCTCTTTTTTCTGATCTCTTGTTACATTAAGTAATCTAATTTTTTCGGCAACAAGACCTGCCGTAGCTTGTGTTTGTTTTTCTTTTTCTGCTCTAATTTCTTTATCAATTTCTGCATCAATTTGTAGTAATTTTTGCCCGTAACTAAGTGCTGCGTTACGCTCTTTATTGCTAGTAGTTTTTTGTTTTTCTAAATCAAGAATTTCTCGGGTAAGAAGGACTTGCCCATTCAATTCCGCAAGAATAGGTGCGTAGGCAGCCCGTGATTGTTCCAGTTCTTGATTGTTCTGTTTGAGGTAATCGTTGATAGCAGCAAGAACTTGCTCACCACCAAGCACACGAACAATCCATTCTCCTGTTACTTTTATAACCTGTCCAATCCCGCTGGCAATCAGGTTAATTCCTCTGAGCATGGAATTAACCAGTTCTAAGGCCGCGCTAAGAGCAACAGCAAACGGCGTTCCTATTATGCTCAGTGTTACGCCGGCAGCTGCTGTAAATTCGCTCCAAGAATTACTGAGTAGGTTTACACCATCACTTATACCTTCTATAGTTCCAGGGAGAGCGCCTGTTACATTCAAGACACGCTGCTGGATTGCTTCTTGAGCGCCGGCAAGATTACCGGCTTGCAACATTAAAGATATTTGTGTTTCTAAATTTGCGTTTATACGGATGCCGCTTTGCTCTATTTTACTCAGATCTAGAGCCTGCATTGCTGATCCAAGTTGTGCTGTTTTTTGTACAGCTTGATCCAAGATCTGTCCTAAAGCTCCGCCAAGAATCTGTCCTCCAAAACCTGAACCGACAAAAGAGCCGAGTACAGAACCGGTGACGGATCCAGCGCCAGCACCGAACAGCAACGGAAAACCTGCACCTAAAGCTAAACTTTCACCCAATCTTGAAATTTCTTTCTGCGTTTGTCGAAAACCTGGCGATGTCGCTGGACCTGCAACGGGAAATCCTCCAGCAGGTACAACTCCTGGGGCTTTTGCTTGTTGTTGTTGTTGTTGTTGTTGTTTTTGTGTAGTTAAAATTTCTTTTTGTAGTTTTAATTCGTTGCGAAGTGAGTTTAAGACACCGTCGAGTGCATCGAGATATTCTTTAGTGATGTTGGAACTGTTTTGTTGTATGCTGTTTAGGATGTTTTCAATGGCAAGTTCTTGGGTGCTGAGGTTGACGCCTCTAGCTTTAAGTTGAATAACTTTTTGTTCAATAATTTGAGCAGAATTTAGAAGATTGTTGAGTCTTTTTCGACTCGCTAATTCGTTGTCTACTTGCGTTTTTGCTGGCGTAGTGCGAGGCGTTTCCTGTACGCCTCCGGTTGCCAGCCACGCGGCTCTGGAGCCTGGGACAGGGGGCAAACCTCCTGGACGTCGACCCGTGACTGATTCAGCCGCTCCAGCGACCATGGATGTCGGACGCATCAGAGCTTCTTGCGCCCTGTTCGCTCTGTCGTAAGCAATTCGCTGATTTCGGATTTCGTTCGTTAGCCGCTTTGCAATATCGAGTTCTCCGCGTGCCAGGGCTTCACTGGCCTGTGCCAGCCTGTTTTGAAGTTCTTCTTGTTGCGTTTCTTTAAGTTTGGCTTGGACGATTTGCTGGCCAGTTGTCAGAAGTTTGTACTCTTGATCGGCTACTGCTTTTGCGAATGAAGCACGCTTTTCGTAAGCAGCGGCGTCGAGTTGTGTAGCAGGTCCAGCAGCTGGTGTAATTTGTGATACTTGTCCGGCAAGACGAGCGCTACTTAATCGTTGATTAGTGCTTGCAATTACGTCTTCTATAATGCGAAAATCGTTAGATCCGATTTTTAGGGTACGAAGTACATCTTCTAGTACACGCAAGTACAAATTGAGGCCGTCAATAGAATCCGGGATAGATTTCCCCAATGCCAGGGCTTCGCCTACGTTGGCGGCGCTGAGTTTTGTGCTTTCGCTGGCTGCTTTCGCTTGCGTTCGAGCAAATTCGTTGGCTACTTTGTTTGCAGCTGTCAAGGCAAATCTGTATTGTTCTGTGCCTACAGTTGCGTTATTCGCTATGGATTCAAAAGTATTTAGCTGTTCATTTAGACCTGCTAAGGTCTTGGAATACATATTGATGGTGCGTTCTTTTCCGCCAATCGTAATTTTGAACTGACGAGCACCTTCTCTTGCTTGTGCAAAAGAAGCCACTAAATTTTCAAGGTTTCTTTTTAAGTTTCGTGTTTGTTCTGTTCCGATTGACTGGTCGAAGATATTACGTTGCTGTTTTATGCCTTGGATAAGGCTCTCTATTCGACGAGCGCTTCCTTCGAGTTTGTTTAGTGCCTCTTGACCTCTGACACTAACTTCGATTACAGCGCCGTATGAGGCCACAGGTCAGCACTAGCAGTCTGATTCAGTTTAAGCGTAAAAGCCGCCGGGGTTAGCGGCGGCGTTTGGCTTTCTCCATTTCCTTCTCTTGTTCCTCGTTGAGGATCTGGAAGTAGGCGCTCCAGCCGATCAGTTCTTCGGCGGTCATGGTGGCGCGAACTTCGCGGAGGGACATGCCTAGCTCTTTGGCGACTCCGAACTGGAGCATGAGCCAGTTGTCCTTGCGGAGTTCGGCGCTCAGGATTTTGGGTCGAGCGGCTCTTCAGTGTCGTCAGTGATGATCGCCAGCATCAGGGCTTGGAGGTCTTTGTCCTTGACCTCGTTTTTCAGGACGTCGACTTCGCCGGCGCTGAAAAGTTTGGCTCCAGACTCGTCGAGGGCCTTGGTGATGAGGAGCTGGAGGGCAAAAGCGTTGGCGTCGTCGGATTTGGCCTGCTTTTGGGCGCGTTCGCGCTCGGCCATGGTGAGGGGGGTGACCCACATCTCGAACTCGCTGCCGTCGCTGAGGGCAACGGTTTTTTTGACGGGCTCCAGGTTGGCGGCCTTACGCAGGCGGTCAATGGCGCGGACTGGAACAGGCATAAATGCTGCTGTTGTTTAGGTGTACTGTAGCGCAGTAGATACAAAAAAGCCCCACCGGAGTGGGGCTGTGTGGTTGTCCTTGCGGCTATCAGCTTTGGGCGAAGTCGAAGGTGGGGGTGCCGGCGGGGCGGAAGTTGACGGTGACCGATTGGGCATCGTCGGGGTTGATGTTGAGGCTGGCGGAGGTCAGCACGGCGTCGAAGGAGATCGAGCGGCTGAGGGTTTCGCTCAGGGTGCCGCCGCTGAAGACGCGGTCGGTGTAGAGCTTGAAGGCGGCGCCATCCTGTTGGCGCTGGAGCACGTCCTGGATCATGCGGTTGGAGAGGGCGGCGTCCTCGTTGGTCATGTAGACCGTGGCGGTGCCGGAACCGTCGCCGAAGCCGCTGATGTAGGTGCGGAAGGGCACGTACTGACCAGGGGTTTGGCCGATGGTGGTGACGTCGATTTCAGCGCGGCTGATTTCGAAGCTCCAGTCGCGGACTTGGCCGACGACAGCAAAGTCGGCGTAAGCGACCTGGAACTCGTTGGGGGCAGCGGCAGTGCCGTCGTCGGTGATGTCGACAGCGCTACCACCAGCGGTGGCGGACACTTGGAGTGCGCCAGTTGCTGCCGTGTAGGAGATCACGTAGTAGGTGGTCGCAAGGCTGAGGCCGGCGGGTAGGGTTCCGCTACCGGCTCCACCGGTTTGGCTGTTGACAACGCTGAAGACGACAGGATCGCCGACTTTCAGGTTCAGGTAGGTCTGCACCGTGATGGTGTCAGTACCGATGTTGACGCCAGCTTCACCGAATGTACCGGTGGTTCCAGCGGGCTTGTAGTAGAGGGCGCCGGACGTGCCGGACAGAACGGTGGTGGCCATAGGGGCGTACCAAGGGATGAGGTTTCTGGGCGGGCACTGCCCGGCTTAATACAGATTAGCGCTTATCTGAATTTGTTACTACGAGAGCACTGTGGCGATGTACGAGGTCTCGATGCGTCCCATGAAAAGAGGTGAATCTTCTGTAGCCGAGAATGTCGGTCCGGTGATTTCGCCGACTCGGAAATACACACCTGTGTTTGTTTTGGCGGTGTTGTTGATTGTTTCAAGGACGTTTACGGCTGTGGTTAGCAGTGTTTGGTTGCGAGCTGGTCCGCGGCCTTTTTCCGTAAAAATGCGAATGATAATCGCTCCACGGGCGTTGTCGACGCTGCTGGTCAGTGTTGGTTCGTTGGTAATGCCGAAAGTGACGTTGACGCGGACGTGCTCGGTGGTTGAATTTGCCGGGACAGCCGTAATGTTGTCGAAATAGACAGGAACAGCAGGCACCAGGGAATTGAACGCGGTCAACAGCGGGTTCTCGATAGCAGCGCGGATTGCCTGGTAGTTCATGCTTTGAAACCTAACTTCACGCCTCTTTCTAAGGCTTTTTGCATACCGCCGCCTCGACTATACGTGGTGTACCAGTCGAGTTCGGCTGTGCTCTTGGCTTTGCCTTCATCGGAAGTGACTTCGCCGCGTTTGGTCAAGCCGGGATTACGCCTGCCTTCTTTGACGGGGGTTTTGATCGGACCAAATTCGTCGGGAGGGTAAAAACGCCCTTCGACTAGGTCCAGGGCATATTCTGCGTATGGTTGTGTGTTTTCGATTGTAAATTTGACAACACGCGCAACTTCTCTTCGTCTTAACGAGAGTTCTGGTACATCAGACAGCTGGTAGGGGTATTCACCTCCTACATTGCCTGTGGCTCCGGTTCCAAAGGGAATTGCAATCCAGCTGTCTCTAAATTCGCCCGTATAGGCGGGACCCAGTCTACCTAGATCGTTCATGATCTCGACGGCGGTTTGGCGGCAGGCTGTGTTTATTGCTTGTAGGGCGTCCGAGCCCA